GCTAATGCACCAGCTGATAAAGGAGGCAAGATAGGTGGATACCAATTAGCGTAAGGATTAGGAGCAAGTGGGGTAGCAAGTAACGCTGCTCTCAATTCATTATTTCGCTTGACGGCTGCTTCCAGATCAGCAGATAACTTAGTTGCAAGAATGTCGTTCTTATCCAAAAGGGCTAATTGCAATTCCAAAGACAGACGATCGGTTTCGCTGATCTTACCCTTAAGCGCAGCGGTGGCTCCGATACGATCTAGGTCAAGAGTCTTCGATGCCTTGGTCAAGGCATTCTGCTTCTTCTGTGTATCAAGTGTCTTCTTCTGGAGTGAGGCTAATTCTTTAGCGCGCTTAAGTGCATCGGCCTCAGCCTTTTTACGAGCTGCTGTATTTGGATCGATGTAGCCCGGTCCTAACGCAGAGGATGGATAGCCACCCATCCCCGGTGTAGCACCTGCGCCTAATTTAGAAAGTGCCTCAAAGAGACGAATAAGAATGCCAGTGTTAGGAAGGGCTCTGAGAATGGTTCCTTGATTTTGAGACAAGAAGTCAAGCCCAGGAATCTGCTTGATCTTATCGATTAAGACAGCAATGCCATAAATTGCATCAGCCGTATGAGTAGCAAAAGTAGCCATAGAATCGGCTAGAGGTTGAATAGTGTTACCTTCACCTGCAAGCAATGCAAGACTATCTACTAGACCTTTGCCAATAGTTTCTTGAGCCTCGCCAGCGGCGGTTGTAAGCAATTCCATCTTGCCAGCATAAGTCGTAAGGTAGGCCGCATTGGCGCCAGTAAATTGCTTGCTGAGTTTGTCTTGGACGTCTGCAAAACTTATGGTCTTTAATTCTGCTTGAGTTAGTCCTAGAGAATACTTGCGAAGACCTCGTGTCTGTCCTACATAAGCCATGGTGAGGTCTTTGACTACAGTCTCAAAATCAACGCCAGAACCTCGTGAGATATCTAAGGCTTGAGTTAGTAATTCTGTTGACTTCGTGACTGAACCAGTGGTCTGGAGTAACTTCTGCATCGATGGACGAAGCTGATCGTCGGTGACTCCAGAGGCTCTAGATAGTTGAGCAATAAACTCTTCAATGCGTGGAGTCTCAAAGGCTAGGCCTAGATTCTTAACTGCCTGCGCTAATTGAGTCGCGGCCTTCTCATCTTCCATAAATGCCTTGGAAGCATTCTTAGCGAACTTGAGAAGTTGCTGGGCTCCAAAGGTTGCGGCAAGGCTTGCACCTAATCGCTTGACTCCTTTATCCAGTGCGCTAAGGCTTTTATTGGTGTCGCTAAATGCTTTCTTGCCTTTGTTTTCGACAACAATCGGGATCCGTAACTCAGCCATTAGATGCCTCTCGAATTAAACTTAGCGGCGGCCTTTTCTAGCGCTCGGATAACTCCGACCTTAGCCTTGCCTTCATCTTGCTCATAAGCCTTAAACATCGCACGTCCTGCCATCTTCGCACGTCCTGCAAGAGACCCTTGAAATCTAGGGGTGAAGTTGCCAGAGATACCGGACTTGCGTCCAGCGGTTTCCACGATCGCACCAGCTGCGGTCTTGTTGTGAATCGATACGCTCTGCACCCATCCTTGGCGATTAGGCTTGGTAGGTGTGAGCTTGTAGCCAATACCTCGACGAGCCTCGGCCGCGTCATACATTGGGAACTTAGCGGTCTTGACTTCGTGCTTTACAAATCCAGATGGAGCCTCTGAGTTAGATGGAAGAAATCCTCTGGCTTTTTTTACCAATGGCTTTAAGAAGCCGACCATCTCATCACGAGTCTCTTTGTCTAGATCAGGCGAGAACTGCTTGAGAGCCTTGCGAAGCGCACTAGCGCCTTTTAGCTCTGTAGGCATCTGCCTGCTCCTTTGCTCTATCCTTCAGCGCCTTGAGTAGCATCTGAAGCATCGATGAATCTAGATCGATTAAAGATTGTGGAGGGATAGCCGTCTCAATGCTCAAGCGAGCGATGAGATAGTGGATGCTATCCCTGCCTAGGCCAAAGGGTCAGACTCAGCAACCTCTACACTCTTGAGAGTTTCGAGAAAGTCTGCGCCGAATGGCTTGACTGTGACTCCACTTAGTCGAAGGCCTTCCCATGCCAACCAATAGACATCTGATTGCTTCTCATCATCGCGGAACGCTTTGTGAAAACCCTTTTTAGCATATAGCTCGAACGCGTACTCCAATCGAGGGGTAATCTCGATCTCGGTAACGCTGTTGTCCGCTAGTGTGACTATTAACTTTGCCATGCTGTGCCCCTTTGTTTAGTTTCTTAGAATGTACCTGTTGTGGCAACTGCGATAGTACCAGAGACGTTGAAGGTGAGGCTCTGTGTTGAGAGATCGCCTACTGCGCCGTTGATGTCTGTCGTGTTGTTGATAAGGCAAGTCATTGTGTAAAGAGGGTTAGTCGCACCTACTGCGGTTCCCTTTTCCTGGAGTAGAACGATTGTGACGTTTGTTCCCCATGCTGCCTGAAGTGTTGCGAGTACGTTCGCTGCTGCTGTGTCGTTAAGGAAATCGATTGTGACCGATGATGCCTCTAGACCCTTGACGAACTTATGGCCTGAGTCACCCATTGCGGTTACTTCAAGCTCATCGAATGCGCGGTTAAGTGTTACTGCGGTAACGTGATCTGATAGATCGACTGAGTTAACCTTCACGCCGACCTTGTTGCTCATAAATACAGCCATGAGATTATTCCTCGTCTTTCTTAGTAGTTACTGGCTTTGGTGTTGATGGTGCTACCTGCCCGATTTTCTTCAGGAAGGCTTCTTGCTCTTTTTCCCACTCGGACATTTTAGCTCCAACTCGTTAGGACTGAGATATTGATATTGCATGTAAGTAGATCACCAGACGCGGCACTCAGTACGGCTGGAGCCGATACCTCTGTGACGTTGTAGGTGTAGGTCGATGCAGCGAGCAGGTTAAAAACCCGGACGATGTTATCTTCCATCCCGTTAAGGTTGCCTTCATTATCGAGCAAAGGAACCATGACGGAAATAACGAAATTGGCCATAGGCGAGATCGATGCATGCCAGCCGTTAGACGGCGAGATGTAAGGATCTGCTGGCGCTACGATCACGCTGTTGGCGATCGGTGTTGCAGGTGGAAATGAAAAGACTGAGTATTTTGTATTATCGGTAAGAGCTGCGGCTATACCTGCGCGGAGTGTTGAAATGGCGGCCATTAGCCCACCATCGATCTCGGATCGAGATAAGGTGCAAGTAATCCACGAACACGCGCTAGAAGGGTATTGCCCATGCGATAAGGAGAAGGCTGATAACCATCGATGGTGACTCCACCAGATGAAGGCGCTTGGCGAGATTGCCATACGTCGATCGAAATCATAAGAGCAGCTTCTTGAATTGCCGGGATCGTTGCATAATCTGTATATGTCTCGACAGCCGCGATGCCATAAGGCTCAACTGTGTGGCGTGGATTGTCGCTAGTGTGAGCCGTAGTTACGTTAAATGAACGAGTATCGACTTTTGTAATTGTCTTAGTCCCATTGTAGCGACTACCTGCACCTGAGATTGTTACAGATTGTCCAACGTAGAAATACTCGCGGATGTCCTGATCAAAATAAAGTGTTCCTACTGTCCCCGTGTTGCCGTGAGCAATGATGTACTGCTGATTTTTCCATAGAAAGGGCAAGAGTACGTTATCTGCGGCATCGCAGACTTGTTGCAAGACTGCATCAGTATAGAGAGTGCCAACGCCAAGGGCGGTGCGTAACTCTGCAACTGTGGTCAATGCCATGCTCTTATCCTTTCTAAAGACTGGTGGGGTAGAAGGGCACTACCCCACCAGCGACTTAAGGGTGGCTTACGCCTTGTTGTTCTTGAATGCGCCTGCGCCGACCTTGGTAGCAATTGCTCCGAAGCCGTAGTAGCCGATTGTTACCTGACCTGCGGCTGTTGACTCAGCGCGTAGGCGGTAAGTTGGTGACTCGTACCATGTGTACGCATCTGGGTTAACGATAAGGATTGTTCCATCGCCATCGCCGCCGTTTGTTGGATCAACGTAAAGGTTGAGTCCGGCAACGTTACCTGTGAGTGAAGTTGGAGCAACTGCTCCACCTGCGTTCATTGGTTGTGACGCTGTGTAGATAGGACGTCCGGAATCGTTTAGAGACATGATGTTTGACCACTGTCCTGTTGATACGACCATGTTGCGAGCAAATGGATTTGGAAGGCCTGCTGTTGCGCCATAGACAGATGCTGATCCACGAGCAACGATTCCGAGAAGTTCGGCTGCTGTTGGGTATGTTGCAACTGTTGTTGCATCAAGTGAAGCACCTGAGATAAGTGCAGCGTTAACTGCTGAGTTAGTCGCCTTTGCGTAAGCTGCTGCCATATTGCGGACTAGTTCATCAAAGAATGCTGGAGATGTGCGATCTAGCAATTCAACTGAGAATGTCTGCTGTCCAGCGTACTTCTGTACTGTTACTGAAAGGAAGCTTGAGTTCTGATCTGTGTCGCTGAATGCGTCGCCTTCTGGCTCGATTGCAACTGTTGGCATCTGTGTGATCTTTGGGATCTCGAAAGTCATACCGGCATCTGGAAGCACTCCACGAGAGATTGCATCGATTGATGGACGGATTGTTGTTCCGAGTGGGTTGATGATCTCAGAAAGTTGACGTGTTGGTACAAGACCAGCGTTGTCTGAGGTATCTGCCGCTGCTGCGATCCATTGACGAGCTGCGTCGTCTCCGAGTGCTGCGCGGATTGTGTTCTCTGCATACTTTGCAGCTGTTACTTCAATGCGTGGCTTTGTGTAAGCCATTGCTGTTACAGCAGGGCGAGCAGCTTCAACTGCGGCAGCCTCAACTGTAGGTGTTGCTTCGACTGCTGGAGTGGTTTCCACTGTGGCTGTCTCGCTTTCTGTTGGTAGGGTTTCTTCAACGGCTTCATCTTCAGACGCCGCTATATCGGTTACGGCCGCAGACTTAAAGGCTGCTGCCTGAACCAAACTTACTTCGAGTAGGTCAGCACTCGATACATACAGAACGCCATTCTTAGGCTTTGCTGCATTGACCATAACTCCGACTGAAAGTCCGGTGCGAAGTTCTTCTGAGGCTTCGATGAGAGCATCTGTGCCACGGGATGATTTAGAAATCTTGAATGAGGCGAAGATTCCTTCCTCGGTTTCATTGAAAAATTGAGCGCGGCCGATTGGCTGCTTTGGGTCATGCTCCAAAAGGAGCTTCACTTTGCTTGAATCAGCTATGTTTATCGCTCCGCGCTCAAAGACAACTGCCCCTGCGGAGGTGTTTCCCACCTCGCCATCAAAGGGGACGATCTTGCCAGAGATAGTACGCGCTGCGCTATCTGCTGTGAGTTCTGCTGAGAATGTAAGCATCTCGCTCATATCATTCCTTCACTTCCGTTAGGTGTTAGGTCGGTCATCTCCATCGCTTGCTCCTGGGTGATTAACTGGAGATCAAGGAGTTCACGAATAATTGATAGTTCTACGAGTGGATCTGTGCGGAGATAATTCTTGTCGATGTCGAATTTCACGATATTGCCACGAGCCGTAATGTCGTCCATTGATAGACGATCCTCGATGGCTGATATAAATGGCTGCAATGAAAGTGTGAGGAATTGCTTGCGCTCATCCGTCACGTTTGCATAGGTCATTGTCGTGTTCTGATCTGCTGAGACGTAATAAGGAGGCACGTTGCAAAGACGAGCAATCTCTGTTGCTAGATTCTGGATAGCCTCGTTGTACATCATGTCTTTAGGGCTAAATCCAACTGCTTCGTATTGGAGAGTTGAAGTCAGGTAAGCCGTAGAACGATTTTGACGGGCAGACTTCCATGCAGCTAGTAATCCTTGGACTTCAGCAGGTGGCAAGTCAGCGCCAGAATTGCGAATGTAACCAGTGGCCATTGGAGTAGCTGCTGCGACTACAGAAGCCTTCTGGATGTCTAGTGCAGCGCGGATGGTAGAAACGCCTGTATTAAGAATGCCATCACTAAGTGACTGGAATGTAATAAGAGATCCGAGGCCGTCCATTGGGACTGTTGTGCCATCGATGGCGTAAGACTTTACGAATACGTTATCGCGATCAAGAGTTGCAGTAACGCGACTGTTAGCAATCCACTCAAAACGAGATGGGCGTCCGTCTTCCTGATAAGTCTCAACAACTTGCCAGAATGCTTGACCGTAAAATAGAAGTGAATCAACCGTGTAGGCGATAGTCACCGAACGCGGTTGATGGTAAGAAGGTTGATCGAGCCATAGTGGCTTACCAAGTTTTTCACCTGTTGACTTCTTGTAAAGTTCAAGTGGGATTGTTCCAATAGTTCCAGCGAGCAGATTCCGGCATCGTGCTAAAGCTGGTACGCCCATTGCTTCTGTGCGTCCAACATAGGCGAATTGGAACGGCATTGCATAAGGTGAATACTCGCCTAATACCTGAGGTGCGGCTTGAGCCTCAATAGTGGCTTTTGGTGCTGCACCTGTAAGGCGCGAAAGGATACCCATAGAGGGCAATTATACACTACTCGGCGTAAATCGCTGCGATCTGTTGAGGTTTTAATAACATAGATACAACCATTGCTAAACCAATCGGCGCAGAGATATCGCCAGCGCTTTTACGCTTTACAATTCTCCATGCTGAGTCATTGACCTTGGCGGCGCAGTTGTTCATCTGTTGGATCAGTTCTTTCTGGCCATTGTGAACCACTCGATGATTAACCAAACCATCAAGAAGATCCGAGCAAGCCTGATAAAACTGCTGGCCTGAGACATCTTGAGTTACTTGTCCGGCATTGGCCAATCTTTCAGCGATCGATTGCGTTGCATACTTGTCGTAGCAGATCATCTTAGGACGATACTGATCAGCCCATCCCTTGATATCAGCTGCGATCTTCAGATCATCTACCGAGACTTGGCTTTCCCACGTCTGGAGGATTCCCACACCGATCCGTCCATCACCCATAATCTGACCAGCAACGAGGCTCGCATTGCGGCGAGATGGAGATACATCGAACCCAAAAACTGTATAGCCACCGATCGGGATCTGGAGCGTGGCATCGGAGGTTTCCTCAAGTACCCCATGAGGCCATGGACTTTGGAGAGAATCAATCCATTGGCATAAAAGTTCAGTTCTAGTGTCTTCAATCTTGTTAGTTGCCACAGCTTCTTCAAGTGATTCCTCCGTTATTGTGTAGCCGAGTGCTGGATTGGCCAGCGCCCAAGCATTGCGGTCTGTGATCTTGCAGTATTGCGGTGCTGAGTATTCGTAAAGTGCAAAAGACTTTGGTGGGTTAGATAACGCTCGTTCGCGTAAGTTATTTAGGGTTTCAGAGAAGGCGTCCCCGGCATTGGAAGTCAAAAAGGTCTGAGAGTTGGCACGCGCACGAGTTGTTGGAATGGCTGCGGTATAACCTTCCTTGCTGATCTCTCGAACCTCATCGATCCATAAGAAATCTGCTGTGCGGCCACGAGATGAGTCACGAGTATCAGATACGAGATCAAGCGTTGCACCGTTAAGGAGTTCAATGCGCTCGCCACCATTGGCGTAGCGAATTGCCTTAGTGCCAGCCTTGAGGTGAGGTGCGTTCTCGATGATCCATGCAATCTCTCGAAAAGTCATAAGAGCAGTCGCTCGGTTAGAGCTCATGATCAGGTGCTTTGTCTCGCCTCCATAAAAGAGACCCCAGATCACTCTCATGCGCCCTAGATGGGACTTGCCATTCTGTCGAGCCACTAGAAGCAGGGATGTCTTGCGAATGTACATGCCTTTAGCATCCACACGCATCATGTCGTCTAGAACCCACTTCTGCCACGGGAGTAAAGGCATGCCTAGATCATCTGCAACCTTGGCAATCTCATCTGAGCGCGTTTTGCCCTTGAGAAGTGGACTGTGAAGCCTTGCTTTGATTGCCCCTCGTAGCGCTTTTTTACGAGCCGCCATTACTGGCCATCATCCGTTACTGGTCGGGCGGTAAAAGGACTGTCCGGCATCGGTCTGGACTGCATTGGGGATATTAAGGCAGA